ATAACACTTGAATCAGGTTAACAACCTGTTTGTTTCCTAAAATCACCTTGCTGACGTATGCACCAATAATAGGAATAGCTGCAATAGCGATCGTTGTAATTAATTTAGTGATTGTATTTGTGTCCATAAGACCTCCTTATTGAATTGTCGCAAACGACTTCATCATCGAGACTGGCTCACCACCGATTTCAACGTTAATCGTTGTCGCTGTTTGTGAAATGACCTTGTACTTACCGTCCAAAGTAAAGTATTCCGTGCGTCCGTTGTTACCTTGAATGTATTGGTTACTCAACTTGTTGCCGTATTTATCAGTCAAAGTCATGGCTGAAATAGGAATATAGTTGTTGTAATCAATCACTGGAATACTCATATCAATGTTGACACCATACGTTTTGTTATTGTACTTAGTCCAGTAATCAGCTACGTAGACACCACTAAAGGTTGCATATCGTGTCTTTGCTGGTGTGCTTGGTGTGTTAGTCGATTGTGATGGCTTTGAAGCTGTTTGCTCGGCTGGCTTATCGTTATCCAATGAACCAACCACCATGACATTACCATCAACACCAAAATGATTATCTGCATACTGCCAAATCTTCACGTTGGAATAATTAGGGAAGTATTGCATAGGTGGCGTTGCTTGATGCGCGGTGGTCGAGTACCATGCTAGCCACAAAGCGTTTGGATAACGTGCATTAATACGGCTCAAATCAACGTATGAGTTGACGTAGCTTGTATAGCTATAAAACATTGGCTTATAACCAGCAGCGTAAATCTGATCCATGAACGTTAAAATAGCTGTGGTGTTATTGGACTTGTTAGCGCCTGCCCCTGCTTCATAATCCAGTGCTATGTAACTGTCCTTAGCTAATCCTGCGTTCTGTGCGTCTTGTACAGCTAATTGTGCGTGATAACTCGCTTCACTAACCGAATCACCAAATTCACCCCAGAAATAACCACCTGTTTGCATACCAACGGCATCAGCGTTATGAATTTGTGCGTAGGCTTTAGGGTTGACGTAATGGCTACCCTCACCACCACCACGTCCGCCTAGCTTAACCATAGTGAAGTTATCACCAACTTGCTTAAACGAATTGAAATAGCTTGTTGTATCACCTTGATAACTGGCAACGTCAATACCATTAGTATTTGCCGATACACCTGAAATCGTGGCAACTAAAAAGGCAACCGCTCCAATTGAAGCAATCACCCATCGTTTTAATTTATTCAATTTTCAATCCTCCCATTTATCGTGTTTCCACGTTTCCAATTTAGTAAGCCGTATCTCATGGTTATCCATGATACTGTTAGATATTTTTAGCTCGTCTTTCAATCCAGCTATATCTGTTCTCAATCCATTAATTGAGTTGACAATAGTATTCTTCAATACCCACCACAAACCTCCCAAAAGAATAGACCCCACACTTAGCCAACCCAACAAATCGTGTGGAAATGTCATATTATACCTCCGTTGTTTTCGCCGGAGCTTCTGCGATAAGCGCTTGAATTTTCTTCTTAGCTGCTGCCTTGATGTCATTTTCTGATGATGTCATGCTAACGCCGTCTTCTGGCGTCACTTGCAAATTACCATTCAAGCTATTTGGGAACGTGCCAGCGTTAAATGATACTGACGCATACTTCAATGTCAACTTGCCGCTAACAAAACTAAATTGTAAATCTCCAACTGTCATATTCATAATTATTTCTCCTCTGCTTTCTCAGTCTCTTCTCGTTCCTTTTCTTGATATTGCTCAACCAGAGATTCTAGTTGAGCTTTAACAAGTGTTAATGTTGCATTTTCTTGTAACAATTTTTGGATTACTTTATTAGTATCTGGTTGCATTATTCTTCTCCTGTGCATTCAGTGATTCAAGTTTCTTTACTTTTGCATGTAACTCTTTGACGGCGGCCATAAGGTATCCGACTGTCACGGCATCATCACGCGAATTTCCGTATCTTACGAGTCGGTTGTCAATTTTATAAGGCGATTGCCCGTTATCGTTGATAATAAAGCCGACCTTATTCTTCATTCCAGCAGCAGTTTGCTTGTCCATATTATGGGAATCGGGCTTATAGTCAAAAGTCAAGATATCGGTATTGTCGAATATTTCTAGTGCAGTATTACCACTTACAGAATCAAAATTTTCTTTTAACGAATATCCTGAGGAATATGATATAGCATGACCACGCATGTTGAGGCCCGTATAGATTGATAACCAACGAGACATAAGAATGGTGTCTGGCCCGTTTCCTGGAAAATACCTATTGCCTGTTTCATAGTTGGCTGGGAAAACTAAAAAGGGTTCTACATAGTTATATCCGCGTCCGATTTCAGGCATCAAAGCGCCGATTGCAATTGTGTCCGCTCCCCAATTTTCATTTCGGTATGGATCCCATGGATCGTCGTGTTCCTGGTCATAGTATTTTGCGATGAGACCCATTCCGTTTATTTCAGCATTAGTTTCCCAAGCATACGACCCGACCATACCCATCGCCGCGTACCGTCCGCCATCATCACGCCAAGCCTCGAACCCATGTGTTGTCATTCTTGAAGTTCCCGGTGCGAAGTATAACCCATTACCATCAATCGTGACATTACTGCCTGTGGCGCTTGTCCACTGGGATAAAATCCAGTTAGAAACGTTACCGACAAGACGGTTGACATCAAGGTTAATGATGTGGACATCTGACGCGTTCAATGTACCAGCGGTGATGTTTGAGGCATTGACTTTAACAGCGTTGACCTGATTAGCCCAAAAATTACCGTCAACCGTTGTATCGGCTGTGATCGCTAAATTCTTACCAGCAATTTGAACACCAGAACTATCCTGATTGATTAAACTAATAATCTTGCCGTTGTTGTCTGTGATAGCTGAACTTATCTGTGATGATGTCTGAATCTGAATACTTGAAGCTAACGTGCTACCTGTGATGATAGACGTTTTGCTCAACGCTGTTTGGAAGTCATATGAGATGTTACCGCTTGAATCACGCACGAAGTCAGATATGTCGTCTGCGGTGATTTTCACTTGTGTGATGTCAGATTGAACATCTTCTGGAGCTGGAGTCCAATCTGTTGGAAGATTACCTTCTTCTAGTTTATAACCAGCAAATTGAATAAATCCATTTGTTAAAGCATTTTGCCCCTTCCAACGCAAAGTATCTGCACTTGTTGTTGGGTCTCCCACACACTTGAACGTTGTTGATACTCTAACCCAATCTGTGTGGGGTGGCAACGGTGTAGGCGTGTAAAGAGGTGCCGCAATTCTTGCTTCATAGTATGGGGCTACATGAGTGGCTGTATCAGATGTATTCCTAACGTAAGTGGAGAACGTATACGTCTTGCCAACTTGTAAAATATTAGCATACCTCACACTATATCTTGGACCAAACCATGGCTTTGATGTCGAAGCAATAGCCATTCCCCTGTACGTCTCTTTGGTTACTGTGCCTCGTTGATCCCACCTAGTGTTGTCTGTCCAATCCCTAGTACCTAGCAATAAGTTCCTACCACCAACAGCTAGATTATCAACCTTAGTAGCGGTTGCCTCAAAACCTTTTGCGCTCTGTTGTAACGTACTAATGTACCCAGACTGTTTCTCTTGTGCGGTGCTAAGGTCACTAACAGTAGATTTAACCCCCTCTGCAGTGTGTTCTATTTCAGACATTCTAGCGTCTTGTTTTTCATTATCTGTTTTTATGTCAGCAATGGTGCGTAAAGACTTATCAACAGTATCTTTAGCTTCATTTATTTTTGATGATAATTCACCAGTCTTTTGGTTAAAATCTGTCTGTGATATCTTTGTTTTCAGACCATCAACTGCGGTTTGTGCGGTTGTTTGTAATTTAGAAACATGGCCATTGATATTTTCCTGATACTGTGTGATGGTTTCTTTAATTTTGTTATCTTTAGTTGTGTAGTCTAGTACAACATCTTCTGGAGCAGACGTCCAATCGGTGGATTTATTTCCTATTTCCAATTTAAAGTTTCTAAATGATAGTGTCTGACCAGTTGTGAATGGACCATTCATACCATTTGTTGATGATGCATTCAATCTCAACAAGAATCTACCACGGACATCGTGGAAATTAAAGGTAAGAACAATCCTTGTCCAATCTGTGTTGTTAATAGGAAATGATTTAGGTGGCAGGTTAGTACCTATAAATAAAACTGCAGGTGCCGTTCCTTTGACATCAACTGATATAGTGTACTGTTTATTTTTATCTATGTTTGTGTCAGAAAACTTTTGCCATGCTTCAGCAACTGCATAATACCACTCTTGTGTACCAGTACCTGTATAGGTAAGTGTTGTTGAGTCTGAATTATACGCTATTGTTGAATTAATATTATTGCTGCCACGTCCATTGACTTGCATAGCAGGTCTATTGGTATCTGATGCATTCATACCAGACGAGTTTAATATATAGTTCCTACCGCCCACTCTAAGTGCATTAATGGTGTCATTAATATCACTCTTAGCTTGATTAACTGCATTAGTGGCTTTAGTGTCTAATTCACTAACTGCATTCTGTCGGTCTGTAACCTCTTTGGCAATGCCGTCTATTAAGTCTTTTTTAGCTTCCGACAAGATTCTCTGTGCTTGATTGAATTGAGATACTGCTTCACTCTTAGCGTTCGCCTCTGCTGTACTAGCTAGTGAAGCTGCCTGCGACTTTGCTGTACTAATATCACTTAATAGACCTTGTTTCACTTCATCAGTGTGTGATTTGGCTTGGGTTACTGCTTCTGTGACACCGGCTGATATTTTTTCTGCTGTATTTGAACCAACTAAATCTACCCACTCACCATTGGTGTATTGCTTGATTCCAAAGTCTGTTCCATCGTCCCAAAACCATGTATTGCCCTCTTTTGGAGAAGATGGTTTTGCTTGACCAAAATAATCAATGCCCTTTCCATTAGCTGATATAGCAGCGTTTGTCAATTTAACAACATTGTTAAATATCTCGTTATTCTGTTCATTAATTTGATTGAAAATATTAACCGATGAGCCACCTAATTTAAATGATATAACGTTTTCAGATAATGTATCAAGCACTCGTTCAGAAACACGCAGCTTATCTGTGTAATCCAGTCTTGTAGAATACAGTTTAATGGTGTCAAAGATATTTATTGTCGAAAAATCATCATCAAGACCTATTGGATCAACGTCAACGGTCTGAACTGGTCTATCTGCTTTAGTTCTATCAAAATAGGTGTTTGCTATATCCTGCGTATCGAAATGAATAACTTTACCAGCCCAATAGTCCAAGAATTGATTAGAATATTTACTGGTAACAATTGTTCCAACTTTTGTCTGATCAGTTGCATTGCCTTGTTTGTCGTGAACAGGTAAAACAGGAATAACTTTATTGATAATTCCTGAAAAATCAGTTGTTATCTTAACCGAAGACGTATTCATATCATCTCGCAATGTAATATCAGTTATATCTTTACCCAACGCAGAGTATATTTGAATGCTATTGAGAGAATATTTAATATTACCGTGGACTGCCGAATTTAACGCTTCTAAAAATTTGCCAAATGTATCATACGTATTTTCAGATAAATCAACACTTGTATTTAAATTAGATATAAGGTTGAAATCAGCAGGAAAACCCGTAATGTTTTGTTTTGCAGCATCCAATGCAGATTGAACACTCGGAAACTTAGTGAATACACCGCCATTATCAAATGACATTCTCAGAATACGGTTATAGTAAGGATCACCGTACACAGTAATCGTTCCAGAATCATCTTTAAGTGTGTCTACAATTTCAAATACACCATAGTCTGATTTATTGGTTGACACAGATACTCTTAGAATAGCTCCCTCAACTAATTCTGATACTAAATATCCATCAATAGGATATTCTACTTCTAATTTTTGTCCTACGTTACCAGTTGAAGATACTGTTTGTTTTAAATTTGAAGATACAACATCTGATAAAAGTCCCAGTCCTTGCGAAAAAAAGTTAGTTGTTCCTTTTTTATATACTGCTACATTTCCCACTATGCTGCTCTCCTTACAAATTTATCTATAACTGTTAATAACGAAACGTTTGTGTACGAAATCGTATTTCTTCCTGATTTAAACACCGGAAAATCAAGTCCAACCATTTTACTAGGAATTGATGTCCGTGGTATTTCTGAATCAATTGTGAACTTGCTGCCCGGATTTTTGAAAGTAAAAACGACACCATTCAATGTGATTGTCACATCTCCTGAAGCCGCTGGCGTTACCTCGAAATAAGGCAACGATTTAAATTTTGTTGGGTTTGTAAACGTTGAATTATTGGTTACTGAACGGCTAGATAAATTAGCATTGATATATTTTAATGGATATACCGTTAGTGTTAATTTAACTGTCGTTATACTACTATCTGAATCTACAATTTCAAACGATGAATCAGAATTAGCTAACACCTTATAGGTATATTTATCGTCATACCACGGTGTGAACGTTGCATAATTATCAGTCAGTAGCCAATCAAAAATATCATCAATATTATTTTCTAAATTAGAAAACCAAATGTTTAACACCAATTGAGAATTAGTGAATACGCCAAGATTTCTATATACTGATCCATTACGATTCGATGGATTTCCTACCGCCCACACTGAGCGTGGTGGAACTCTCGCTGGAGTTGATGAAACATAAACACCAAATTGTTCAGAATTGATGCCATTAAATGTAAACGTTCCTGCTCTCATTTTTATCCCCTCCCAACTCTTGTGAGTGATTGCGCTAACTGCGGCGCCCATTTTCTCGCAGTTTTTTCATCTAAGTTACCGTATGTGGTAAGGTTCAATGTTACTGGAGAATTGTTTTGTGACGCAGCTATTAACTGCTCTATTTTATTTAACAAGTCTTGTTGCAATGCGTTATTGCTGTTTGTTTGCTCCTGTGAGCGTTGTTGATTTGATGATGAGTTGATATAGTCAACAGCTTGTAACTGACCTGTATACGGAACTGTACCGCCACCAGCAAATGCCGGAATCATATCAGGGTTGATTTGATTTCCAGTCATTTGCGTATAAGCAGATATTGACGGATAAACGATTGTTCCCGGTTCAAGAGAATGCAATTCCCAATCACTGCCAGACACGCCCATAAATCCACTAGGTGTTACGTATGGCTCATTTTTACCACCATCACCTAACCACGTTGCTGTTTCGTTGTCTGTGACTGTTCCACCAGATGCACGACCAGTAATTCTTTTGAAGATCTTTTCAAATATTGATACATGTCTAGTTGTCATAGTTTTAGTATGATTGCCTTGTGCAGCAAAGTTTCGAATAGCATTTGTATTGTCTCGAACACCACCAGCACCTATTGCATTAGATCTAGCCGTTTTGGTTCTTCCTTCGGAAGTATTACGCCAATTATCAACAGTTCTTTTAGCACCATTGATGTTTCCAGAAGCTAAATCTCGACCAACTGCTTTTTTAACGCTTGTCGGCAAGGAGTTCCATGTCTTTACTGAAATTCCTGATCCTGCCAATACTTTACTAGCTGCATCAACAGCTTTCGCATTTTTAACGTTTATTTTTTGACCATTCCAAATAGAAACCGAAGCGCGAGCTTTAGCTGAATTTCCCGATGCCAAATCATGCAATATAGCCTGTTTTGACTTAGGACTTAATTTGTTCCATTCAGCAATTGATATACCTGCTTTTTTTAATGCCGCTTGTGTTTTATCATTTACCGTCAAAGTTTTACCTTTAGGAATGTTATCCTCATAGGCTTTCAATCTTTTTTTTAGCATTATCAACTTTTCCAGAAGCTAAGTCTTTCAAAATTAACTGTTGCTGTTTTGGTGTTAATTTGTCCCATTCACCAGACTTTTTTGTTGCTGAAATCAATTTGCTAGAGGCTTTATCGTTAATGATCAACGATTGATCTTTCAAACTAAGTCCATTCCAAGCCTTCGTTCCAGATACTGCGTTAAGCATTGCTTTTTGAGAGTCATTGAAAGCACCGTTCATTTTACGCATCGCAGGTGTCATGGTGTCCCATGTCTTCATTGCGTCCATTTGAGCAGGCTTTAAAATACCATATTGTTTGGTAAACTCACCAACATCAATTCCAGCAGCTTTTAAAGTATCTGATAGCTTTTGATAAGTTTTTTTATAGTTATCAGAATCAATACTTGACCACGCACTTTTGCCGAACTTATCAAATCCGTTGCTAACCTTGTCTAATTGAGCGTTCCAATTAGTTACAAAAGGTTTCATTGAATTGGCGTTCTGCTTGAAAAATTGAGTCCACGCATCGTTTTTAACTTTCTGACGCATTTTCCCTTGATAACCATCGTAGGCGGCTTCAACCATCTTAATTTGAGATTTATAACTATTTTTGAACGCTTTGCCATAAAGTTCGTTAGTTTTTTGCAGAGACGACATTGTTTCTTTACTCAAATCGTTTCCAACATACATATCGTGCAATGCACTTTTTTGTTTTTTAGACAAACCTTGTATATTTTCGAGACCGATACCAAGTAACTTTTTATAGTCACTACTGATTTGTTTAATCTCATCAGAACTAAAAGCTCTGTTTTCATCTCGTGCTTTTTTACCAATAGCCTTTATTTTATCAGCCACTGTTTTTGCTGAATTAATTGCATTTTGAGAATCTCTTTCAATTCCCTGTTGATCACTTTGATGTTGTTTGACTGCTTTTTTACCAGCAGCAGATAGGTAGGGATTATTCAATCTGTTGGCATCTTTTTTTGCTTCTGCTTTGGCCTTTTTTTTAGCTTTCTCAGCACCAGTTGCTGCTGCTTCTTGAAGTTTGTCTACTGCGTCTTGGAAGGCTTTCAGATTAGTATCGTCAATCTTTTCTTTACCAATTTTAGCGACTGTTATACGAGCGTTTTCTTCAGCGCTAATCAAATTATCAACCTGTTTGCGCTGACCTGCCGTTACATCCCCACCGTAGGTGTCGTGCATTTGTTGCTTAACTTGTTCTAGCTTTTGTTTGTGGTCAATATATTTCTTTGCAAGCAATGCAAAACCAGCCGTTGCACCTACTAAAACAACTCCTAGTCCTGCAATTCCTAAAGCGCTTGTAGCTGTTGCAGTACCAAATAGTGTTGTTGCTTCACTTGCGCCAGTGACCGCTGTTTTAAGTCCGAGAGACTGTCCTGCTACCCTAGCAATTGAACCTCCAAACTTTTCTATTGCTGGGGCAGCTGTTCCTGCACTCCGCAAACCCATGAATGCTTTTGACAACCCGACTGTTGCTGGAAGCAAAGAACCAAATGTTTTTAACACGGTTCCACCAACTATACCCAAGCTGCCTAACGCAATAGCTAACGGTGAAGCCACAGCACCAAACGCCACGAACCCTGCAACCATTTTCTTAGTTGATGGGCTTAATTTATCGAACTCTTTAAATAAATTGCCAGCCGTCTTCATAACATCAATCAACGTAGGTATAATGTCATTAGCAAACTCCATTGTCAGATCTTGCCATTGCGCTTTGAAAATCTTAATTTGTGCGGCGGCACCCTTAATGTTAGATTTAGCTAATCCTTTTGTATAACCATCAGCAACGGCTTGACCAGCAGCATTAGATTCCTTCTCAATAGCTGAACGCCCATCTAACAACGCAGTAGCAGCAGTAGTTGCGTATGCACCGAATATCTTCTTGATATAATCTTGACGTTGAGCGTTACCCATATGCTTTGTTGCATCGTCAATCTGATCCATAATGTCAGGCAACTTTTTCATGTTACCGTGTGCATCAGTGGCGCTAACACCTAGCTCTTTCAACGCTTTACTGGCCTGTGGTGTCTGTGAGGCCAAACGTTGGAATACCATACGCAAGTTGTTACCTGCTTGTTCAGCATCAATACCTTTGTTAGCCATGTAACCAATCATTGATGCAGACTCTTCAACGCTATAACCCACATTAGCTGCAACTGGTCCAAACTTAGACATTGCGTCAGAAAGTCCTAAATAAGACGTTTTGGTATCGTTTGCAACTTTAGCTAAAGCATTCTGAACACGACTTGCATTTTCAGCATTTTTTGTTGCGTTATCGGTTTTTAAACCAAACTGCGACATAATTTCTGTCGTGCCGTCCATGATTTGACCGTAATCTTCACCAGTGGCCATAGCTGTTTGCATTGATGATGTAGCTATTTCTAGGGCTGATTTTTGATCATAACCCGCACGGATAACTGCCTGCATTCCACTGGCAATATCATTCTGTGATACACCCCATTGTTTTGATAGATTAGCAATTTCACTGCGATAATCTTTTAAGAACGCATTCATACCACCAGCCGGCTTTTTATCAAGCATGTTGTATGTTTCACGCAATGACTGATCTAGTTTAGCTGACCCCTCCATGCCTTGTTTGAACATTGATAGTAATCCAGCCGATGCAGTTTGACTAAAGAAACCAAACTGTTGTAGACTTTGACCGCTCGTCACTAACTTGCTACCCATATTTTTAATACGATCAGCCGTCAGAGTTGTTCTTTGTCCCACATTGGTAATGTGTTTTCCTAAGGAACTATATTCAGTTTGATTGTTTTTAATAGCAGAAGCAGTCTGTGTCATAACTGTTTCTTGCTCTTTAATATCGCGTGCTAATTGTTGTGCGTAAGTATCAGAATGTTTCTGTTCATTGCTGTATGCGTTGTAAGCACTTTTTAACGAACCTAAAATATGGTCTTGTACCTGATATTGCTTATTGAGATTTCGTGTTTCAGCAATTAAACCTAACGCTTTTTCTCGATTAGCGGTGTATTGTAGTCCTTGCTTCTCAAATACTTCTGAATTAGCTTTAGTTATTTGAGATAAAATTTTATGCTCATTAGCTAATTCATGAATACCCGTCTTAGACTTTTCAAGTGCCAAATTTGAGTTCTTAATCTGAACATCAAACAATTTTACTTGTGATTCTGCTGTTTTAAGTTGGTTCCCTAAATTTTTGAGTTCGGCGACAGCCTTTTCAGTCTTAGGCGTACCGATGTCATCCATTTTTGATTTTAATAATTTTACCTTATCAATCTGAATGTCATAGTTTTTGTTTAAACCCTCAAGCTTAGCTTTATAAGCGCCTACCCAATCGCCGGACCGTGACAATGCAGAAAATTGAGCTTTCCATTCACGAGTATTCGAATTTATTTCAGAGTTCATTTGCCTTAAAGTACCGAAAAATTCGGCGGCATTAACTCTAACGTTAGCTACAATGTCTTCTCCTGCCATTAAATGATCCCCATTTCTGCTGCTTTATTACTATTAACGAAGTCTGCCATTGACATCACACCGCCATTTGGGTTTTGCGCAGATGATTTGTTATTCATGTCTACGCTAAATGTTCTGATGAGGTCATCTAAGTCTTGGGACATCACTGTATTTACGTCCCAGCTATATCTTTCAACTGCATTTGCAGCTAACTCATCTAGCTTTTTTAGCGCATCATCTGCGCTTAGTCTTCCCCCGACTTTTTACCTGATTCACCTTGTTGTGAAAGAAATTCTTGCACATCTCGTACAAAATTAACGATGTCGAAGTAATCAATATTTTCAAAATAATCTTCTGGTTGTTCGAGCAATTCTGATGCGCGTTTTACATAAAGCGCCATCATATTGAGTTCTAGTTCGGTAACATCAGATTCCTTATAACCTTCTGCAAAGGGATCCATAATCACATTTTCTTGTAAAACAGTTACCTGTTTAATGAATTGAATTGACTCACGAGAGATTGCCAATGTACGAGTAATTGTCTTTTGCTTAGAACCTAATTTAAATGTTTTTTTCATGATTTCCTCCAAATATTATATGTTCTTTTAAACCACATATAGATTGGAGGATCCTATATGTAGCTTAAAAGAACACACAATGTGTTCCTGTTGTTTATACTTCAGTCCGAGCGCTTACCCTAAACTCGGCGTTCCTGCACCTTCGAGACTTGTCAAAACCTGTTTTCCAAACAGTGCGGTTTGGAATTGTGTTTCAGTAGTCTCCTTCTGTTCTGAACCTTGAATGAAAATATCACCATCTTTACGGTTCATTCCACGCCAAGTTAATTGATCAGTAGACGTGACTGTGTTGTCACTATTTGTTTGTGGGTTGACATCACCACGAGCAAATTGAACGCGTGGCAATCCTAACCAAGCAGCCTTACCGTCTTTGTCGTGTGACAATACGTACATTGCGTAATACGGTGCAATTGTCTGGTTGCCATGATGAGCAATACCCTGACTATCTGTCCTATACCCCAAAACCTCATTCAATTTATCAAATGGGAAGTCTAATAGGTTAAATGATCCAGAAACTTGACCGTTACCAGAACCGATAACCAAATAAGCTGAATCTCCACCATACTTTGTTGTTTGTGTTGCAGAAAGGTTTTGAATGTTGACCTGTGTTGGACCACCATTAGAACCATTCAATAAAATGTACTTACTTTTATCTAAATCAGAATCGATTGCTCGTGTCGTATAAGGAACAAGCAAAACTGCGTGTAAACCTGTTAATAGCATTTGTTATTCTCCTTTAAATTTAGTTCTGCGATATTGCAGAACGCTCTTATTTTGTGTTGTTTCTTCATCGACTTCTGGACCGTCATAAGAAAAGCCATAGAATCCAATAGATTCCATAGCTTCGTTCAATGCCCATTCAAAATCTTCAAAAGAAGTGTTTGGTTTGTACCATATTTTTAATTCAATCTCTTGCTCTCTAGCGCGAGAATGATTACCCCCGAAACCGGTAAAACCATTTGATAAACCTGTGATTAAAATAGTTGTCATATCAGTTTTATCAATGTATTTCTGCGGTATTCTCCCCACAAATGCCATCTTTTCCCATTGCGAGAGTGTTTTATCGTTGTCAAGAGAAGTCTTTATTTCAACTAAGTAATTCATGATTTCTCCTTTATCAACGACAAAAATCCTTGTTTTAAGACTTTCATAGCTTCTGGTTTTGCCTTACGTCTACCACTCTCTACGAAGTGATAACCACCAAAGTATTTACCACCAGAGTTTAAAACTTTCATCTTATAACGATAGTTTCTAATGGTTCTTTGTTTACCATTTACATTTATGACGACACGTCCATGACGATTATCCATGACAAAATGACCGTCGTCAACAAAGCGGTAATAATACCCAGCTTTTGAATAACCAACCGCAGTTGAACCATTACTACTTTCTCTATCAACAATTACCAAATCTTCTTTAAGACCACCATCAGCACTATGCGTCTTGGCTAGTGAATACAAATCTTGGTTAATTTGTTCCTTGATAACTTTCGCTGCTGGTTTGGTTACTTTTTCTTGAATTTCTGATGGCTTGATATTTGTGAGTCTTAAAATTTTTTCTTCTAAGGCGTGCGTATCCATTTCAAAATCAAAATCCAGCATACTACTACCCCGGCAATCTATATGTTTGTTCAACACCGTTACCGTACAGCAATTGAACTAAATCATAATCTCTTGCATTGGTTGGATCATTTGTTGGCATATACTGATTAACCACATATTGCTTACCGTTTAATCTCGCAAGCATATTGTAATCAACTTTTCCAACTTCTCGAATTGCAAAAATTAACTTTTCAACAGCATTGGGACCAGTGTTAGCAATGTCTTCATGATACTTAATCGTATATGGCGCACCATAGGCTTTAAATGATGGAATAAATTTATCTCGAGCAATACCATCATCTCCAATAACCTCACCAGCCGTTCCAAATTCAATCAGCGTATTGTAACGATACAGTTCAACGAATTTATTCAGTCTTGGCATTATTAGCCTCCCAAATTTGATACTGCGCCTTTAAATGAAGCACTGCGCTTTGCATACCATACTTAGTGTCAAATAAATCAACATCAGATGAACTTGCTCTGTTGAGAAAATTGTTTGTTGATTGTTGTAATACCGCCAGTTTAAATGATTGATTTCCTTCGAAAAACTCATCCTTTGTACCGACCATACTTTTAACATTATCAATTGATGCGTCAATGATTAGTTTAAGCATTTCGTTGTCTTCATCACCAGCAATTCGGAGGCTGGACTTTAGTAAAGGTAAAATTTCATCACTATTCATTTAACCTCCTTATCTAATGGGCTTCACACCCCATTCGAGTTTTACGTGCTGTACGATTGTGTTATTTAATTAAATCTAATAACTCTTGTTTCTTAGTCAAACCATCAGATTCAATTTCATGTTCATCCAAGTAAGCCTTAATTTCAGCAACTGTATTCTTATCAGTTGGCTTGTCATCAATTTTTACAACCAAAGCACCATCGTGGAACTTATGAACGCTACCTAGCAACTCGGCTAAACGTTCGTCAGAAACTTCATCTGCTGGATAATCATTTCCTTTACGATAAACAATCTCTGTTAGTCTATCTGTAAAGTCTTGTTCTACCATATATTTAATCATGTTTAATCACGCTTACCCTAATGATGGCAAAGAACCCTTTGCATCAGCAATACGGAATGCAGCCGCCAACTTAACTTGTGCATCAACCCACGTTGTGGCAACGAATGATACAATACCTGTCTTGATGTCCTTGTCTTGTTCGAATTGTGCAGTCGTAGGATCGTAGTTGACGTGGTATTGTGAGAAGTCACCGATAACTGGCTTTACTGCCTTAGCCGTCAAGTGAACTGGAATACCAAACACTTGTTCAGGTGTTTGTGAGTAGAATGAGTTGTTACCGTTAGCCAATTTAGTTTGGATAGTAAACCAATCCTTACGTGACATGAAGATTGAAAGGTTGTCAGCATATTCATCTTCAAAGTCTGCAATAGCAGCAACGATAGCTTCATACTGGTCCGCACCAGTGATTTTTTTAATAGCATTTACTGAATTATACAGTGACATGTGTTCTTCACCAGTTACAGGTGTTGTAGCAAATGCACGATTAGCTTCCAACTTCAACAAACCGTCTTGCAAACGTGAGTAAACGAATTGTGTCAAAGCTAAGTTAGTACCTGCCAAAACAGTTTCTGACAAACCAACGAATACCTTTGACTTTACACGTCCAAACTTAACGTCTGAACCCTTTAATGTAATTTCCTTAGCTGTGTCACCATCAGCAATACCGTTAAATGCGGTACCGAAAGTGATGTCAATACGTGGGATTTCCAAGTTGACAATTGCTGAATGAGCTGCTGCATCAACCAATGGATTTGGTGCCAATGGTGCTGAAATGAAGTCAGTTGATACGTTTGTAGGCAATGCCCATGCACCGTTTGTATCACCACCGCTTGGTGCGACAGGTGCAGTTGTAGGTGCTAGAACAGCGTTTTTAAAGTCATCTAACTTAGCGATACGGTTATTTGAAACCACACCACGAACCATGTCTGCGAAACCGTCAACTGCTTTTTCACGCTTAGATGGTTTATTTTCTGTTTCAGAAATATTGCGTTCACGTAGTGAGGCTTCCTTTGCCTTAACTTCTTTGTTTAAAGCATCATATTTTTGCTTCATGGTGTCGCGTGCCGTTTCAGCAACTTTGATCTCATCTGTCGTAGATTCAATTTTGTTCAAAACGTTCAAGTATTCTTCTTGACGTTGTGCAGCAATTTGTCCGTATTCACGGGCGGCTGCCTGCATTTCAATAAGTGTTTTAGCCATTTTATTATTCTCCTATTTCGTCTTTTAATAGCTTCAGTGTTTGTTTTTCACGCTCAATCAAATCGAGACGATCTTGTGATAACGTCTTCTTTTCAACACGCGCCAAAACATTTTTAGGGACGTTAGAAAAGCGCCCCAAAATTTCTTTTGGAACGCTGTTCATTACTGCTTCTTTTTTATCTAATTTTGTTGCCCAACCTTGTTCAACAGCTTCTTCTGCTGATAGCCAAGTTTCGTCGTTCATGATATTTCTGATGTCATCTGATGAAATACCGGTTCGTTCACTATAAATGTCAACGATACTATCACCGGTTTTTTCTAGCGTATCAGCAGTTTTACGCATTTCTTCAGCGTTACCTTGCGATAGCGTCCACGGCATGTGAACCATTATCATGGACCCAGAACGCATTGTAATGGTATCTCCAGCCATTGCAATTACCGAAGCAATTGAAGCAGCTAAACCTTCAATATAAACATTGACGGTTGCCTTATGCGATTTGAGCATATTGTAAATTGCAATACCGTCAAATACAGAACCGCCACCAGAATTGATTGATAGATTAATTGTTGATACGTCTCCTAATTCTTTAAGCGCATCTCTGAAACTGGTTGCTGATGTCTCTTCGTCAAACCATTTTTCACTAACAATGTCTCCAAAAATATCAATCTGTGCAACATTATTCGTCGCCTTCATTTGGAAGTAATTTGTCATCCGTACTACCTCCTTTCCCATTTATTGTTGCCCGATTCTCATCGGTATCTGTCATGATATACAAATCACCAGATACACGTAACAAATCTGAACCAGCTTGAGTTGATACAGGCAAACCCTCCATTTTTTGAGCTGCTTGTGGTGTAATAACACCATTACGAATCATGATGTTATAGTATTGCGCTCGTGTTGCCGTATCGCCTCTAGCCAGTTTATTCATATCGAACATGACATGCACGTCTGTATCACGTTGAGAACGAGTAAATAATTTAGCATTCAGTTCACTCTCGTATTGGGCTACTGTCGGTCCCAAATTAATTTGAATGAATTGTTGCATTAACTGTTCGTTTGATTTGTAGCTACCACCGTCACTTACGTTTAAGAAAGTAAGTGGTACGTTAAATGCGTTCGCAATACGCCGATTTGTAATTTCATCGTTTTTCTCAATATCTGTCTGCGCTAATTTTCGCTCAACGTTGCTGATTTCAAGCCCTTGCTCGTTAAACAGCACGCCACCGCGAGCTAACGCTCTAACATTATTAACAATGACATCGCGCTCTTCTTTGCTGTAATTACCAGACATATTAACAATCAGACCGTCACGTTTTCGCAATTCGCTAACGTTGAAATCTCTGAAACCGTTATCCTGTGCGATAGCGCCAGTCAATGTTTCCAATGGACTGATTCCCCACAGTTTAGAACTTCGTGCAATATGTTTGAAGTGAAGCATATTATAAGAGCTAACCCAAACCGGTGTATTAACTGGAATGATTGATTTTATTGTTGGCTTGACTTCATACCACAGATTATTATTTTCATCTAATCCCGGTGAAACCCATTCTGCTGGGATATTCCATAAATACTTAGGCTGACCAAACTCATCTGGTTCAATAAGAGCAAATGAATTGCCATAGACATTTCTATCTGTCTCCAACCTAGCCCAAAAATCAAATGATGAAACAGTTGGGTTCGGTTTGAATGATAAAATTTCTTGAATATCACCAGATGACGAATCTTGATTATCCGTCATGACATTGACCGGTAAACTAGCAAACGTGTTTGATAACCTTGATATAACTCCGAAAATCGTTTCGTTGTTTTCTAATGTATCGTGACCACTGTTTTCTCCAGTATTCCAATACAACTGATCTAATAGGTAATTTATTCTTTGTCCTTGTTGCGCATTGAGATCACCTACGAGAGATTTACCGAATCGTAGTTTTAAATTTTCAAATACACCCACGTATGTGATTCCTCCTTTCTCGAATGCACGAAAAAAGACCCACAAGCGTACTCGCCTATGCGTCTTACCGAAATAACTTATACTACAATATTAACACCAAAACACCCCTAAAAAGTCTCACAAATAGTATCACAAATAGTATCACAAAAGTATCACGACCAAAAATTGATTTATATGAGCGGGATTACGTGCTGTTTACCCACAGTTATACCCCTTTATCACGTCGATATACGCATTTTAAATCAGTTTGAGTATATTTACATACACCACAGATTAAAACGCCTTAAATCGCAATATATTAAATCCGATTAAATTTCACAAGTGTTATTTATAGAATCAGTGCCATTATAGACAAAGAAAAAAGTTTTTTATTTTTTATTAGTACCAGTGTTCTTTATAGTTATTATATATTATTTTATATATATATATATATAAAATAATAACAC